AGACCGTTGCCGACAACGCCCGCCAGTACGGCGCGACGACCTTGCAGGAGATGCGCAGGGTAGTGGTCCACGGGGTGCTGCACCTCTGCGGGCAGGGCGACAAAACGCCCCGCACCAATGCACAGATGCACCGAAAGGAGGACAAATACCTGAAATTCTGGGAGGACCCCCGGCAGTGACCGCGATGAAACACGCCCGATTTATCGCAGCGACCGTCCTCGCGGCTCTCCTGCTGGCCGGATGTACGGGCCGCCGCACGGCCGGAGACGCCGCAGACAAGGCTTCCGCCGGCGACGGCACGTCCGAAACCGCAGTTTCCACGCCGGAGCCGACAGGAGAGGAGACGCCGGCAGGGGAGAGGTCTCCGCTCGCCGCATCCCGTACCTGGACCGGCAGCGACGGCAGCAGCAAAGAACACGCAGAGTAACACCTACGTCGAGTACGACGGTGCAACCGCCGTTGTAGGCGCAAAAACTCACGAGGAAGCGGTAGCGGCTATCAAGAACGGTGAGTTTTTCTTCTCTATAAGCGAGGAGAGCAAAGTTGTTGTTGAGTACGACATCAACAGCCTTGTGAGCTTCAAGGACGGCAAGGACAAGTCCTACCGCAAGAACAGAGTTATCCGTGTGTTTGATACTTTCGGAGAGGCTTTGCAGCTCAACTTCCCTCCGAACAAATATGACAATGACCCGGACGGCTGGGACATCATGGAGGGCATTGGCCGCTCGCTCTTGAAGAAATTCAGAGACGCAGGGGCTATCAAGAACGTAGACCTCGACAACGACTTTCTTGTTGACAGAGAGCTTTCCGAGGGAGATGAGACCTACTTCAATGTCGGCCTCGAACCCGTTGACAGCTCCGAGAAAATCTACTTCACGGTCACTACACGATAAGGAGGATAAGCGGATATGGAATATAACAAAAATCCGATTTCCCTTAGAGAGGGAAAGGTATTCATTGACGGCGTAGAGTGCCTTGATAGTGTCAACTGCACTATCAAATTTACGCCAGACGTTTGGACGGGCAAGCAGTTGGGCGAGCGTTCCAACAGCAGTCGTTGGCTGGGCTTTGCCATCACCGGCACTATCACCCGCCGCCGCTCGAACAACTGGCTCAAGACCAAGATTAAGGAATACGCAGCCAGCGGAGCGACCCCGGAGCTTACTATTCAGGGCATTATGAACGATGCCAACAGCGACTACTACGCAGCTCACGGCTCCGACGTGACAACCGTTGTCGGCTGCGTACTTACCGGCGATTTGCCTCTTACTGCGCTTGACAGCGAGGGACAGGTCGTAGACGACGCTATCAACTTCAACGGCAAAGACCTCGTATAAGGTCTGAAACCAGAACCAACGAAACAGCCCCTCGACGGCCAGAAACCGGGAGGGGCTTTATTCATTGTAAAGGAGAAAATTCATCATGGCTAAGAAAGATTTGAAATATTTTATGCGCAGCACTGAGGCAGAAGTTGTTACCGCTCCCGGCCCGGAGAGTTTCAAGGACGAGGACGGCAATGTTATCCAGTTTGAAATCAAGGTGCTTTCGCAGGAGGAAATCAACCGTATCAACGACAACTACCGCCGCCACAGCATGGCAACCGACAAGAAAGGCAATCCGCTCGTAAATGGTGGCGAGATTGTTTGGAAAACTGAGAGGGACAGCGCAAAGGCCAGCCGTCACATGATTGTTGAGGCATTGCAGTACCCAGACCTCAAAGACCCGGAGCTGATGAAGTATTACGGCTGCGTGGACGTAACAGATATGCCTCTCAAGGTATTCCCGAAGCCGGACGAGTACCAGCACGTTTCCCGTATCGTTATGCAGGCCCTCGGCCTTATGAGCAAGGTTACTGACGACGAGGACGTAGAAGCAGCAAAAAACTCATAAACACTCCCGGCGGAGACGGATATTGGGCGAGTATCTTGTGGCAGCGGCATAACCTCCGCATGGAGGAATTTTATGCCATGCCACGGAGATTGCAGCTCTTGTATATTGCGTCTGAGCTTGAGGAGGACAGGAACCCTACGAGGCGAGATACAAGGCAGTGATTTATTCGTCCCCGATGTCGAGCGTCCATATTCTTTTCAGCGGGATTTTTTGCTTTATTTCATCATCGAGAGAGGAGTAGCAGGCGAGCAGTTCTTCGATAATTTCCTTTTTCGACCATAAGCGAACCTTGAAGAATTGCATAGCGCGTTCACGCTCAACAGAGGAGCGGAAACCACTCCACGAAACCAAGAGGCCGTATTCAGCACCGACATTCGCCATAGTGCCTATGAGCTGGTCTAAAACGATACGGTCAATAGCATCATTCGTGGATTTCACCTGTACGCAGATTTTCGGAGAGGAGAACCCAAGACTACCGGCAGAAGCAAGAATGTCAACGCCGTGGTCGGGGCCTTTTGGACTGACGTGGGTAACGAAACCTTTCGCCCGGAGGATTGCAGCAACGATGTGAGCAAGGCCGTCGCCCTTGAAGTTCTGAATTATGAAATCGGAGATAGCGTCAAGAGATTCGGTCTCAATGTCCCGAAACGGGGAATTTTCGGGGGGGGGGGTAAACGCTTGTTCACTATTTGGGGCAGGACGGAACAGGGAAACAGATTTCTTTATTCTGGCCTCCTGCTTTATTTGGCAGGTGGTAATAGCAGCACCAAGCGAGTATTGAATATCCTGCTCAAAAACGCTTTTCGGAACATCAGAGAACCACTCGACAGAGCGGGAGTGACGGTAACAGTCCTCGACCTCTGTATCAAAGGCATATTCGCCCACGATTTTTCCGAAATGGAGTATTCCGGGCAGATTTTTACTCGGAGTGATAACCCAATCATCGACGGACATTCGGCTGCTGAAAATGTGAGCTTGGCTTGCAAAATTTAAGGCCGCCCTCTCCTTGAGGGTTGGGACTTTTTCGAGGAAATACTGCTGGATTGCAGCTCTCCCGGAAAAGGAATTTAGTGGTTTATCTATTTCTTCAAACGTGAAGTAGATTTTATTGTTTTCAAGGAACCGTGCTTCATGCTCCCCAAAGCGTCCGGCACGGCACAACCATATAGACATAGGCACAGACCTCCAATTTTTTCTTAAATATTACCACGGGAGGAAGCGAAAAAGGGCCAAGTACCCAAAAAGCGGCAAAAGAAATCAAAACAAAAAATTTAGCCCCGAAACAGGACAGAGGAGGTGAGGATAATGCAAGAATTAAAAGCCAGATTTAGTCTGCTGGACGACATGAGCGCACAGATAGAACGAATTGCAGAGGCCGGTATGCAAATGGTTGAGCAGTTTGAGGACGCAGGCAGCGCAGCCGGAGACGCTTTTGACGGTATCGAGAGCGGCGTTGCGACAGCGGCAGGCTCAGTAGACGGCGTTGCAACCTCTATCGGTAATGTGCAGGAGGCGACAGACAGTGCAGCAGCCGCTATGGACGATTACGGAAACGCTGCAACCGGGGCGGCAGGACAGGCGGACGCACTGGCGAACTCAGCGGAAAGCGCAGCAGAGGCGGCGGAATCGTTTACAGACGCAGCGGACGGCTACGGGAATGCAGCAGAGCAGGCAGCCTCACAGACCGATTACTGGACGGAGGCAGTCGGAAACTACGATAAGAGCGCATTGGAGGCGGTTTACTCTACGGAGGAGCTTGTCGAAATGGGCTTCAAGTCAGCGGATGCACTGGAAGAACAGGAACGAATGTTTGAACTGTGCGAACAGTCGGCCAGCAATTTGAGCAAGAGCATAGAGGCTACTTCCGATATACAGTCCGATTTGAACGCAGCCATGGAGCAGGCGGCAGAGGTAATGACAAGTGTTGCCGACAATGAAAATGTTTCTGCAGAGACTAAAGCGGAGCTTTCAAAAGCTGCGGTCGAAGCAGCAGAGGCAATGTCGGAACTGAACGCGGCGCAGCAGGACGCAGAGGCAGCTATGGCGGAATATGACGCTGTTATGACTTCCGGGACGACAGACCTCGGAGAACTTGAAAGTGCGGCGGAACGAGCCGGGATTGCAGCGGAGAACCTTGCGGCAGCAAACGGCAGGGCCAGCGAAGCGACCGACGAACTCTCAAAAGCAACCGAGCAGGCCAGCGAGGAAGCGGAGAAAGCAGAAAAGAAAGGCACAGACGCAGTTGAGGGCATTGCACAAGCCCTTGCAGCGGCCGGAATCACTGCAATGGTAAAAGATATTGCCGATTCTGCTTACGAGCTTGTTGAGGCGTTCAGTGAGGCAGAGAGTACGGTTGTGAAAGCAACCGGAGCAAGCGGAGAAGCACTCGACGGGCTTACAGCAAGCATGATGGACGCTTACGCAGCTTCAAAATCCGGTTCACTTGATGATACAGCCGGAGCTATCGGAGAGATTAACACCCGTATGGCACTTACAGGCGAGGAACTTACAAAGGTTACAGGGCAGTTCCTTGACTACGCAGAGATTACAGGAACGAATGTCGTAGGTTCCGTTCAGAACGTCACCAAGATTATGAATAAGTGGGGCGTTGAGGCGACGGACGTTGAGAGCGTTCTTGATAAACTCGCATACGCCGGGCAGATTTCCGGTATTTCTGTTGATAGTTTGAGCAGCACCCTTATTACGGGTTCGGCTTCATTACAGGAAATGGGATTGTCTCTCGATAATGCGATTAGTTTGCTTGCAAGCCTTGAACTTTACGGCATGAACAGCACGACAGTTGTTACGGCTATGAGAACGGCTGTAAAGAACTTTTCAGCAGACGGTCTCGACGCTCAGACAGCATTACAGAGTACCATAACAGAGATTGCCAATATGGAGAACGCTGCAGACGCTACGGCTCTTGCTATTGACACATTCGGCAGCAGAGCCGGTGTAGATATGGCAAACGCTATCAGAAGCGGAGCAATCAGTATAGAGACCTTAACGGGAAATCTCGATGTTGCACAAGGAACATTGAGCAGCACCGCAGAGACAGCACAGACCCTCGACCAGAAATGGGAGCAGGCAAGCAAGAACATCAATTCGGCATTCACGACGACGGTACAGCCTACGGTCGATAAACTTTCGAGCGGATTCGCAGATTTGGCAAACTCCGTCGGAGACTTCTTAAACGACCACCCAACGGTTACAAAAGCAATTACAGCGATAGGAGTTGGAGCGGGAACAGTGGCAGTTGCTATTGCTGGCGTTGCGTTTGCAACATCTTCCGCAATACCGGCTATTGTTTCGTTTGGCGTTTCTCTGAACGCTGCACTTGGCCCGATTGGCTGGGTAGCACTCGGAATTACGGCGGTGACGGCGGCGGTAGCGGCGTTTGTTGCTATGTCGGACGATGAGCAGGCGGCAACGGAACGACTGACCTATTCAGCAAGAGAGCACGAGGCGACCCTCGAACAGCTTAATGCTGAATATGACGAGGCAGTAAGCAAATACGGAGCCAGCTCGGAGCAGGCCGGAGAACTTGCAGTACAGATTTCACGGCTTGAGGCAGCTTACGGAGACGCAGGAAAAACCATAGGACAGTTCATTGAGGAGATTGAGCAGACCGGAGAGGCGATTGCAGACATTCAGACAAAATACGACGATGCGGTAACTTCGGCCTCTGATTTGGAAAAAGGCTCGATGAACCTTGCTAGTCAGCTTATGGTTCTTTCAAGCCAGAGCGACATTACCAGTGCTGACCTCGATTTGATGAGTGGCATTGTTGATAAATTGAACGACAACTACGGAGAACTCTCTCTTGCTGTTGACAAAACCACTGGAAAGCTGAATATGTCGGTTCCGGAGCTGTATTCGTTTATACAGGAAAAGGCCGACGAACAGAAAAAGACGGCAGCCACAGACGCACTCACAGAGGCAATCTCGAAATACGGAGAGGCACGGAAGCAAATGCAGGACGCTTCAACGGAGGTTGGTGCAGCGTGGGATAACTACCAAGAAATGACCGAGAAATGGCGCACAGAGCATCCGATAAAGGCGTATTTGGGCGAGGGTGCCGAAATGAACTGGGACAAAGACCTCGGACAGGCTTTTGATGATTGGGAGGCGTTGAAAGACGCTTCGGCGGAAGCTTCGGAGAATTACAATCAGCTTGAGGAACAGATTCGCCAGTATTGCGAGACCCTTGGTTACACCACAGAGGAAACAGACGAGTTCATTTCGCAGCTTGAAGCGTCGGCAGATTCAATGAACAGTCTTTCGGACGCAACGCAGAGCGCAGAGGAAGATACACTGTCATACCAAGAGGCGGTATCGACCGCATACGACGGCGTTCGTTCTAAGGTAGAGGAATTATGCACTGCATACGATGAAGCCTATGCAGCGGCACTTGAGAGCTTTCAAGGCCAGTTTGGATTGTTTGACGAGGCAAGCACAACCTCGGAGGAATACATGAATGCGACTGTTGCGAACGCACAGGCGGCCATGGACAGCCAGTTGGCATATTGGGACACTTACCTCTCGAATGTTGAAACCTTGAAATCTGTTTCGGCAGAGGACTTGGGAGTAACGCAGGAGAATTACGAGGCGTTAATGGCGTATGCACAGTCTGGAACCGAGGAGGCTGCCGGGCTTGCAGCGAGCATGGCAGACGCAATCAATAACGGGAATACGGAGGCTGTTGCAGCCCTCGCAAATACCGTTGGAGAGGTACAGGCAAAGCAGGAGGAAGCGTCGCAGGCTGTAGCAGACTGGCAGACGAATTTCACGGCTTCTCTCGGAGAAATCGAGCAGGAAATGTCAACGGCAATCGAGGGTATGGACTTATCAGAGGAGGCGCAGGCAAGTGCGAAAGCAACAATATCCGCCTACATCGAGCAGATAAGTTCGAGCGCAGGAGAAGCTTCAAAAGCGGCAGAGGGAGTTGTTGAAGCTATCCGCACAGCCCTTTCTTCCGCAGAAAACGATGCGAAAGTTAATGTTGATGTTGAGTATAAGCCAAATACGGAAAGTCTTGACAATCTTACGATTCCAGAGAAAACCGGAGAGGCAAAATACGAGATTGATACAAGCCAGATTGAAGCGTACACCATGCCGGACACATCGGCGGAGGCGGAGTACAAGCTCAACTCCACGATTGTTGACAATTACACGCCGGAGGACAAAGAGGCGGACGCTATTTACGATGTCAATTCGCTTGCGGTTGACAACTGGCGACCACCAAACAAGACGGCGACGCTCACCTACAATATTACAACCTCTGGAAGCGTACCGGGTCATGCAAACGGTACGACGAATGCGGAGAGTTTGTTCCTCGCAGGTGAGAACGGGCCGGAGCTTGTAGCGAGACCGGCGGCAGCATACGCAAACGGCACGACAGACAGCACGGACTACTTTATCGCTGGCGAAAATGGGCCGGAGCTTATCATCGGTGAGCAGGGCAGCACCGTATTCCCGACGGAGGAGACGGACAGGCTGATAGGCGCACTGAACGACAGAGAGAAGCCGTTGCGGGTAAGGGAGACATCGGGAAGCAGTACCGGCAAAGAGAAAACGTCGGAAGATGTGAAGCGTATTCTCCTTGAAATCGCAGGCAGCGGCGCAATCGAAGTCGGAGGAAGCGGCGGAGCCGATAAGGAGACCATTCTTGAGGTTCTGTACGACCATTTGAAGCCGGTTCTTATGAACATTATCCAGAGCGAAATTTACGAGGAGGGAGAGCTGTCTTATGAGTACTAAGTACCAGATGTGGTTGACATACAACGCAGAAAAAGAGAAGATTCAGCTCCCCGTCCTCCCGGAGAGCTTTGAGGTAAACAACGGCAGCAACAACGAAAGCATGAACATCACGGGGCTGGGCGAAATTGTTATCATGCAGAGCCGCCCGGCCCTGCAATTTAGCTGGTCTTGCTTTTTCCCGGCGACCAAGTTTCCGGGGCTGCAGGTCAGCAAGATTACAAAGCCCCTCACGCTTGTTCAGAAAATCAACACATGGAAAGCCAGCAAGAAGCCGGTACATCTTATTGTAACGGCCTGCGGCGTAGATGTTTATGCCACAATCGAGGAGTTTACCTACTCAGAGGAGGGTGGAGACCCCGGAACGTATCAGTACAGCATAAAACTGAAAGAATACCGGGAGATTACCGTCCGACAGGTTAAGGTGAATATTCCAAAGGCGACGGCAACCGTGAAGAAAGAGACACCGAGGGTCAACAACTCGGCGCAGCCAAAGACCTATACGGTAAAGAGCGGCGATTGTCTCTGGAACATTGCCAAGAAGTTTTACGGCAATGGGGCGCAATACACCAAGATTTACAATGCAAACAAAGGGGTAATAGGAGGGAACCCGAACCTCATTTACCCCGGACAGGTTTTGACAATACCGTAAGGAGGCGAGGACATGGCACAAGGGGTTAGCCTTATTGTTGTCAAAGGAACACAAGGCTACGATGTGACCGAACTCGTTGAGCAGATTAAGTGGAGAGGCAGAAAAGGAAGCAGCTCCCGAACCCTTACGGTAAAGCTGATTGACGACGACGGTTACAAACACGCCCGAAGCGGGATTGATGTAGAGCAGGGGCAGCAGTGCCTATTCAATTACAACGGGAAAGAGCTTTTCCGTGGAATTATTATGAAGCAGGTGCAGAACAGCAAGAAGCGGCTCACGTTTACAGCCTATGACAACGGGATTTACCTTGCGAATAACAAGGACACATTCACCTATGAGAATAAGACGGCCAGCGACGTGTTCAAGGATTGCTGCACGAGGTTCGGCCTGCCAATGGGAGAAGTTGCGAACTGCACTTATAAAATCCCGGAGCTTACCAAGAGTAAGACAACGGCGTTTGACGCTATTGCAGACGCTCTCAGCCTTGATTTCGACGCAACGGGCATAAGACACTACGTTTCCAGCGAAAAGGGCAAAATCAAGCTGCTCACGAGGCGAGAGAACATCATGCAGTGGGTTATCGAGGTAGGCCAGAACCTTTCAACCTACACCTATACCCGCAGCATTGAGGACATCAAAACCCGCATAAAGCTGGTATCGAAAGAGGGGACGACCATTGCGGAGAGGAAGAACAGCTCCCTCGAAAGCAAGATAGGCGTATTCCAGAACATCGACCAGCCGGACGAAAGCCTCACAAAGGCGCAGATAAATGACCTTATTGACAGTATGCTCGATGAACAGAGTACGCCGGAGCGCACTCTCGATGTTGAGGCGGTTGGGATACCAGATGTTATATCGGGTATCGGGGTTTATATCATCATCAAAGAATTAGGGCTGTCCCGGACGTTCTATGTGGACGAGGACACCCACATATTCGAGGACAACAAGCACACCATGACGCTGAAACTGAACTATGCAAACGACCTTTCCAAACCGGGAAAGGCCAGCGGAGCGCAGACCGGCGGAGGCGAGCATAAGGTAGGCGATATTGTTCAGTTCAACGGCGGATACCACTATGTAAGCAGCACAGCAGGAAGCCCGACAGGAAGCAAGTGCGCAGCCGGTAAAGCGAAAATCACACTGGTTGCAAAGGGAGCAAAACACCCGTGGCATTTGATACACCAAGACAGCAGTTCAAGGGTCTACGGCTGGGTTGACGACGGAACATTCAGTTAGGAGGTGCGGATATGGAAGAAAGCGAACAGACGAGCCTCAAGGGGCTTTTTCAAGGTATGTGCGGCGGTGATGTGCAGGTATTACAGGGCATTGTAAAGTCCGCAAGCCCTCTGAAAATTCAGATTGTCAACGACGAAAAGCTGGTTATCGGGCCGAACATCACCTATGTACCGAGGCACTTAACAAACTACACGGCGACCTGCTCTCTTTCCAAAGGGACAAAAGGAAGCGTGAACGGGCCTACATCTGACGGCAGCAGGCTCACGGACTTCAATTTCAGCGGCAGCATTACGGTATATAATGCGCTGCAAGCCGGGGAGACAGTACACATTCTGTCATTCAACCACGGCAAACAATACTATGTACTGGATAGGATAAGCTGACGTGGACGAGTTTTTTATTCCTATCCCTATCGACGAGGTAACAGAGGCGGAGGAGCAGCCGTCATTGACATACCGCCTTGACCTCGATAACGGCAGGATTGTGGGGAAAGTGGACGGGCTGGAAGCAGTAAACCAAGCTATACGGAAAGCAATCATCACACCCCGTTTCAAGTGCCTTATCTACGACGACCAGTACGGCAGTGAAGTGGAGGAGGCAATTATCACAAAGGACGCAAGCCCGGAATACATCGAGGCAGTAACAGAGGGATTTATCAAAGACGCTCTTGCGCCGGACACCCGGATATTGGAGATTTACGACTTTGAGTTTGAGTTCCAAGAGGATAAAGCCTATGTGTATTTTAAGGCGGACACCATTTACGGAAAAACAGAGATAGAGGAGGTGATTTAGAGTGTTTGAAGATTACACATACGAGCTGCTTATGGAAGATGTTCTCAACAATGCCCCGGAGGGAATTGACACGAGACAGGGCAGCGTATTTTACGACGCAGTTTCCGGGCCGGTAATGAAAATCGCAAAGCTCTACACCGACCTTGACCTCATTGTTGAAATGACGAGCGTTTCAACGGCAGTCGGGGACGCATTGGACGTAAAGGCCGGTGAATACGGCGTTACGAGACTGGCGGCCACGAAAGCAAAGTACAGGGTATCATTCGAGGGAACGCAGCCGGAGTTAGGAGAGAGATTTTACAGCGACGGCAAATATTTCGTTCTGAGAGAGGACGCAGAAGCGAGCGTGTTCTACCTTGAGGCAGAGAACGTCGGAGAGGACGGCAACGAGATTTACAGCGGAACCCCGGCAGTCCCGGTCAACAGCATTGAGGGGCTTGAGGCTGCGACGTTTGGAGAGATTTACGAGCGAGGCAGCGACAGTGAGGGCGACGAAAGCCTCAGAAGCCGTGTGCAGGAGAAAATCGCAGGCCCGGCAGAGAACGGCAATAAGCAGCATTACAAGACATGGTGCGAGGGCCGGGAGGGTGTCGGCAGGGCGAGAATATTTCCGCTGTGGAACGGGCCGAACACGGTCAAGGGTGTTCTGATTGATACCACCGGGAAGCCGTGTGGAAATGCAAAGGTGGCGGAGGTTCAGCACTACATCGACCCGGCGACAATGGGCTACACGGCAGTTGTTGACGGGAAAAGCTATGTTGTGGGCGACGGGCTGGGAGAGGGTGTGGCAAACCTCGGAGCGCATTTCACGGCAGCAGCAGCCACGCCTCTTACCGTTTCAATTTCCTTTTCGGCGGAGATTGCCAGCGGAGCAACGAAAGACGCAGTACGGCAGGAGGCAACA